TTATCCCTGACATGGAAACCAATGCAAGCTTCACAGACCTAGGTGGACAAGCACATCTCAAGCTGCACAGAATAAAGAATGGCTGGGTGACTGACTTCACAAGCTTCAAAGTTGGAAAGCTAGAAAACAAGGCCTCCATGCAGAGTGCTCTAGTGGGCATGGCATCATTCTGGGCTTGGTTTTACAACCTAGATAAAGCAGATGTTGGAGCCATTAAAAAATGTGCTGAAGCAAAGAAGATGCTACTCCTCTCAATGCTAGTTAGATCAGAGGACAAAACTGACACAGAAGAAGCAATTACACTAACCAGGTACATGTACATGGAGAGTTTTAAACCTGCTGGACTAATTGACCCTAACCCCACTAGGCTATTTAAGAAATTTGAAACCACTCAAAGATCAAGACTTGCCTTATGGATTACAAAAAGGGCATCCCAGTGTTTCCACTCAATGGCCAAGGTTCCTCCTGTTAGGAGAGTGAACGAGGAAACCATAGTGGAAGCAGAAGGTGAGAAGGCCCCTCAAGACTCTTGGATGGGTCTCCTCAATTTTGCCACTGGTGGTGCAGTGACAACAGCTAGCAGAGCAATTAATCTTTGCTATTTAGGTTACCTTAAGAATAAAAATGAAATTGCAGAAGGAAATACAGAGTTCCATTTAGTAGAGAAACTGTGTGCAGAGGAACTAACAGTGAAACCTGAAAACCACCATCGCTGCAGAGGTGAGAAGGACCCTAGACCTCCACAGCCCAAGGACTTTGATCTAGAGTTTGTCAAATTAGGAGTATATTCAATGGAAGGTAGATTGAAAGATGCACTAGGGCCAAAGTGGAAGGATGAAATAGGGAAACAAGTGATTACTAAACTGGGTGAGACCATGACAGACTCTATAGCCTCCCTGAAGGCAAGTTGCAGCATAGAACATGAAGAAGCTGCCACCCTGAAAGCTGAAGTGTCAAAAAAGAAGGGTGCAAAAAGAAAAAAGGTGCTCCAAGCAATTTTTAAGAAACTGCACAAATTTGGGTTGAACCCATTCGAAAGATATAGTGATTTCCTAAACTTTATAGAGAGAACATCCCTTGGTATAATAGCAGACATGTTTAAGAAAAACCAGCATGGAGGTCTCAGGGAAATCTTTGTCTTAACCATAGAATCAAGAATAATACAACTGTTCTTGGAGACCATTGCCAGAGTGCTATGTGGACACTTCAAAGAAGAAGCCCTAAGCAACCCTAGTAGCAAGTCAGAAATGCTAGACATGCATTCAATAACAACAAATGAGATTGCAAAAAATAGGAACTGCAATTACATAGACTTGTGTTCTTCTTCTGACAAGACCAGATGGAACCAAAACTTCACCATGCATTGCCTATCTGTCCCATTATTCAGGTTAACTCCCAAATGGATGCATGCTGCAATTCAACGCAGCATGAACATGTGGGTCTTGAAGCAAATAAAAGTGCCTCAACATGTCATCAACTTGCTATCAGGAGCAACCCAACTGGCTTCTCCAACATACCAGACACTGCTCCATCAGTTCCATCACCCTTCTCCTGATAGTCT